TATCCTCAAGCTTTCTGTATCGCCTTTCTTTAGGCATTGTTCGAATTCCTTATGAGGCGCGGCAGAAAAGGCCGCGCCAAGAATAAAGGTTTAAAATTCCAAGAGCGCGGCCGACAACGAAAGCCTAGGGATGGCCAAGTAGGAGTTGGAGGTGAAAAACCCGTAGTTGTACATAGCCCACGCGTAACCGCGCGAACGCAAAAAAGGGAACCAGTAACGGCAAGCGTCATTGTTGCGGTTGATTTCGATTGCCTGGCCGGACATGGCGTTCAGAGTGCGGTTTACGGGGTCGCTGTTTCGGTCGTAGCCACTGAGCGAGTAACGTACATTTTCGAAGAGATCGATGGCGTAATCAAGGCCCATCATAAACCAGTCGCCATGCTTCAGGCCGGGAACATTATAGAACTCGCCATAACTGCCCCAAGTGGCATTATGAGCCTTTGCAAACTGTGCGACAGGGAAATAGGCTCTATCCTGAGCTGCATTCACATCCGTCAACACCTTGGATGCAACCTTCGAATTTCCATAAACATTTACTGCGTATTGGTACCGCGACGGCTTCTCGAATTTTCTCGATTCAAGGTAGCGACGCCAGCCGGCTTCAGTATGAACGCCCGGATCGCTCTCGTAATCTTGGTAAAAACTGTCCGGAACGACCTTGCTGGCATCAGGCCCGCTATTGGTCCATCCCCATTCCTTCGCAGTGAAGAAGCTGTCGCCAGCGTTCGATTCTGCTCCTCCGTTCCAGCTTTCATTTCCACCAGAACCACCCTGGCCCATAAGCCATTTAGCAAGCACATCCGTGCTGCCAGTCTGCCTGAATCCGACACGGCCAGCCTTGTCGCGCATCGTCGGAACATATATTTTTGCGTATTCGGAATCAGAAAGAACGCTGGACGGAATAGTAAAACTCGTGTCGGTAGCGTCCGCAGCAAATTTCAGCGTGCCACTACCAGTCTTCCACAACACGACGGCGGTACGACCGTGTACGCCAACCACAACACCTACAGCAGTATATCCCGCAGAAGTCATGGCAGAATGGTTAAGCGTCTCTCCGGAAACGAACGTCACCGAACCTTCAGTCACGCCACTGCCAGGAGTAGCCGCGCTGTACACGCAAGACGTAGGCACATAGACCGCATCTCCCACCTTAGGGCGAGAAACGGCCACGTTCACGCCGTCGTAAATAACCTCGCCTGTGCCGGAAATAAAAGACACTTCACTGCCGTTAGCCTTGTGCGTGTCAGCATTGTATGCCGTTTTCGTTGCATACTTGTTCAAGAAATTAGCATTAGCCATCTTTCGCTCCTTTACGTGAGTTGTCCGATTTCCGTGTCGGTAATCGGCGTCATTTTAGGTTCATAGGTTTCCGCAGCATCGGCGGCAACCTTCTTGATCTTACTGGCAACTGACTGCACAACCGTTTTGAGGTCAGCTCCTGCTATCGCCTTGTCATCATAAGTCGCAGACATTGTTCACCTCCTTACGACGCTGTCGCCGCCGTCCATGCATCATCCCAAAGCTGCGCGGCCTCTGCGCTAGTCATAAATTTCACGACACCATAATTACTGGTATCTGCAGCGGGGATATTAACAACGCCGGAAGACGGTGTTAGTGATGTATTGTTGACTTTTACACCCTGGATGGCAGAGTCGGCTTTTGCCCCCTGTGCGGCCGTAGCGAAATCGCTCGCCTGCTTGCCAGAGTCTTTCAGGTTGCCGTTCGAGTCAAGCGCCGCAAAATGGTTGTTCGTAGCATTCGATACCTTGTCTGCCTTACCGCCAATCATCGCGCCGACATCTTCGCCGCCAAGCAGCAATGTCTGCACGTTGATGGAATCAGCCACCACGTCGCCAAGATTTTCGTCGTCACTCTCGATAGCCTTCAGTCGCGCATCAAGGTCGTTGAGCGCAGCGGCAACTACCTCCGCCTCGTCGGCGTTGGACTGGTTGATGTTCTCGATGGCAGTGGCGACGGCCCTCTCGCTCGGGTATGCCGTGTCGGTAGCGCTGCTGGAAGCTCGAACTTCCGTCACCTTGTTCGCGACATCTTCCTTGGCGGCAAGTGCTGTCGTAAGGTCGGCGTTTGCCGGCAAGTCGTTCAGCTTTTTCTTGTCATCGGCGGTCATGAGACCGGACGTAGCGCCCGTGGATCCCGTAGCGACCGCGTTCGGGATGACTACGCTAGTACCGTCCTTTAGCTCGGTGCCGCTAGAAGAACCCATCTTCACGCTCTGCACTGCGGTATCGGCCTTTGCTCCCTGCGCGGCTGTAGCGAGTTCGCTAACCTTCTTGCCGCCATCCTTGATTAGCTTACCGGTAGCACCATTGAACACGGCAATGCGTTCATCGACTGCAGAAGACGGACCTCGAACCGCACCGTCTATGTTCGACTGGATAAAGTCCCAGTTATTGACTATCGTCGAGTAGTTGGAAGCAGTAGCGGCCGCAGTGCTATCCGTGTTACAGATAAGCATGTCGCCGACTTCAACGGCTACGCCGTCGATATAGCCAGCGGTTGACACGATGTAAGTCCAGCCCTTGTTCGCCGCTGGCGTGAGAGCTCCGTATACGTTCGGGTTGTTGCTGCCACCGTCTATTGTGGACTTGTAAATCATCGCGTTCGACTCTTCCATCTTCGCATCGATGACGTCTCGCACCCACTCGGTAGTGGGTATCCGCGTGTTGTCGCTGTTCGATGGCGGAGTAGTCGTGCTGGGCGTTCCCGTGAATGTCGGGCTATCGACAGGAGCCTTCTGCCCGAGATGCGTCTGCAAGTCGGTTACCTGAGATTCGCCAATCTGTATATTGCCGAACGTCATGTGACCGTCATTCCATCCGGTAACGGTCTTGGAACTTGACGGCGATCCGGTAGTCACGGCAGACGCGACCCAGGTCTTAATCTTGGCCCAGAACGTCTGCAATCCCGAATAGTCTAGATACTTGGCCATTTGGTTTTCCTCATACAAAAAGTGCGTCTATTTCAAGCGTCGAAATCGGCGACGGCTTGTTTTTCAAAAAATCAAGTTTCAGCGGGTCATCCTCTTCCCAATCTGTCTGCACGGCAACTTCTTGAATCTGTTGCGACAACAATTCGTCATTCAGCCTTCGGGCGGTCGTTTCGTCTTCGAGCGACTCGATTATTTCGTCGTCGGCACTATCCCTCGCAGCTGTCTCATCAGAAATCGCCTGTCGAATATCGGCATGCGCTAAAGCGCTGGAATCGTGAGTCGAAATTGCGGAAGCGATAGTCTGCGGGTTTACTCCCAGCGGATCGCTCGTCGCACCCGTGCCGACAAGAGTCGAATCGTGGTGCAGGTGGTCCGAAATCTTCGCCTGCCATTCAGAAAGCGAATCGACCCACATTATGTCATCGCCAACGTCCACAGAGAGGTTTCCCGGATTGACAATTCCCGAATCGAGCATTGTGGCGGAATCGCCCTTGCGGTGCGTCGTGAGCGCGTTTACCTGCGTTACCGTCAGATTGCCTAGCCATCCGCCAACATTGCCAGAAAGTGCATCGGAAATTGCGTCATCGGTTTCCGACTTGGTATATGCACCAACCTGCGAAGCGGTAACCTGGTGAGGATTGTCGGTTCGACCGGCATGCGTATTTATGGCACTAGAAAGTTCGGAGTCCGCAGCTTCGCGAAGATTCTTTTCCGCAGCAACCGCTTCGGTTATGGCCTGCGAAAGAGAAGCGACAACAACCTGCAATTCAGTCTTCGTCGCATACGAAGAAAGATCGATATGCAGGAACGTCACCCACTTGCCGTCACTGAATATCACAAGGTCACCGGCACTCACCTGAAGATTCGTTCCGTCAGGCTGCCGGATAGAACCGTTGTCTTTGACACCCCAAACATCGCCTTCGTTTATTTTCCCCGCAGACGTCATCAAATTGATTTCTGCGCAAGTGGCAACGCCGTTAATCTTGAAGCTCACTCCGTCGCGGATAGCCTTGGCAATCGGTTCAGCGATATTCGCCATCGACTTAGCGCGGGCTTCATCAGGATCAAGACTGGCATCAAGATTAAAATTCTTGACACCGGCCTCCCGCAATCCCTGCGTAAGTTCAGTCAACAGCTCTTCGTAAACCATTTAAAACCCGCTAACCTTTAAGAGCGACAAACGTTTTTTCAGACGCACTGTAGCACACAAATTCAATTCCGTAATCTTCGGCAAGGCTTGTGGATTTTGATCCGCCGTCCGGAGCCTTCCAAGACAATGTCACAGCGCCGTTTCCTCCGTTGTTCCATACGATTACACGTTCACCATCAACGAGACCAGTCCAATCAGCGACATTATTCGACATGTCAAACGCGCTTGTAATCGTTTTCATCGAAGGCGTAACAAGACCTGTATGTTCATACGTTTCGTCACCAACGACCTTCAGCGTTTTCCCTTCAGCAACAGTCATAGCGTTGTTGAAATTCGTAGCGCCGTTGAAAGTGGAATTTCCATTAGCAGTAAAATCTCCCGCAATCTTAGCGGCAGATTCAAATACGGCTGCCGCGGCGAATCGGACCGCGCTCACGAACTTCATGAACGCGACACCACCAACCATAGCGGAAGTGATTCTTGTGAGCGGCCTTGAATCGCTGCCATCAACGCCTATAGATAAATCGCCATTGACGATAACATTTTTTGCGAATTCAACAATCTCGTTTATAGTCACGACAATGTTGTTCGATACAATCTTTGTGCCGATTTGCGCGGTCTTCTGACCACGAATAAACTTTAAGAATTCCGCATGGAGTTCGGTAGCCACATCGCCGGTTGCGGCGACACCAAGTTTGTCGTTATGCAGCGTAGCGGAAGAATTCGCACCGCTACCAGATCCATGCACCGTAGAATTGCCAAGCGATAAGCCGTCATTAAAAATCTTAATCAACGCCGTGTACAGCTGACCATTATCGGTATCATCGAGTTCAAGACCAGCTTCTTCGATGAAATGGGCAATTTCTTCCTGGACCGCATTCAGCCATTTAGACCAGATAACAGTAGCGTCTACACCCTGCTCCGGGTTACCATCGGTAAATTTTCCATTGTCGTTATCAGGCGAATCTATTCTATGCATATTAGTCCTCCTCATCTTCGGCCGTACTCGCGTACAGACATTTCGTATGAGCCGGTTTTAAGCTTTCAATCATCTTAACGAAGTAAGGGTTGCCCCAGGAACGCAAGCGCATTCCGGCACGCGCATTTCCGGCTGTATTGCCCGCACGCAGCACCGTCACTTCAGGAATACCGGATGTCATTCGAATCATCCAGTAGAAATACTTTTCGTCGGCTGTTCCTCCGACACTTTCAAACTGTTCGGGATCCTTGCAATATTCGTATATTTCACAATCAATGCCGAATAGAGCCGCGATAGACCTAAAAAAAGATTTTGTCGCGCCACCCCTCCGACAATCCTTTCTGAATATCTCGGAACGTCTTTGAGTTTCGATTTCAGAAGCTGTACCAGAATATACAACGCCGTCTTCAGGTAACGAGAGTTCGTTTTCCCACTCATCAAGAGATGTCGTATGCGCCGGAGAAGATTCTTTCCTGAAAAGAATCGCAAGACGGTAGATTTCCTTTACGACTGGCGCAAGCCCCAAAAAAAGTTTCGCAAAAACACCGTCGGTTCCGCGATACCATGCGAACCCGCGAGGCATCAAACCAAGCATCGAGTCGCGAAGCGAAACCACGTCGTGCTCGACAGGCGTATCGATGGGAAGCGCAGACACGTCATTGACGACCTTTACCGAACCGACGGCGACCTTGTCATCGGAAGCATCGCCGACATACAGCGTGTAGGAATCAGCTGCAGCCGGAGCCATAAGTTCAATGCTTCCGTCATCACGACTCATCACGTGCGCAAGCGATGAACCGAACCAGGACTTCGTAGAAGACGTGAAACCGGCACCGTAGACATGCACGGTACCGCCTTTCGCGACAATCCTTCCGGAATAGTTCCTGACGATACAACTAGGCACTATAAGTTCTCCACGTTATAGTGTCAATGACCGGCATCTCTGCGTTTTCCTTGCTGAGAACGTAATAGTCCGCCCCCTCAATGTCATAAACAGTAACCTTTTCGGCACTGGAACCGGCTCGAACGTCAGCTGTAAGGTCGGACGCCCTCACGGTAGACCCAGGGTCAAAAGAGCGCAACGCCATCTTTAGCGCATTCCGCACATCGTTCTGCACATTTGTATTGTTCGGATAAATGTCGATTGTAAAGTCGAGGGCTTTCTGCGTGCAAGAGACTACATCAACGTCAGCCGTTATTGGGCGACGGTCTTCTGACGTGATGTAGTCCTTTACTTCGTTCACGATGGCAGAGCCAACAGTCACGGAGTCTGTATCGTCGTACTTAATCAGCACGCAGCGAATTGCACCGACATGCGGGTAGTTCTTTTCGGGAACACAGCGAGACACGCCAGCAAATCTTTCGGCCCATAGCTTGTAATCAGTCGGGCAACCTCCACACGGCTGGTTGCGACGGCGCACAAGAAGTCTCTGGCGGTAATCTTCTACAGTTTCCGCCCAGTATTCGGTATTGCCATTTACCGTCACCTCGATGCGGATTCCACCATCAATACCTTCGGCCCCGACGGTCGCAGTCTCATCCACATTCTCAGGAGCGCCGTCACGGAAAGTGAGTTCCGTTTCTGCCGGCAGGTTTCCGGACTCGCCCGCCTCTACGGCGATTACGTTCACGATAGTTCCGGCAGAACCGCCGGTCAGAACCTTGTCTGCAACGACCTCGAACTCAACGCCATCGGCAGTAGTAAGAATCGTTCCCTGCTCTATGGTAACCGTCGTATCGTTAGACTTTATCTTGACGGGTCCACGCGCAAAACTTTCGGGCTTGTTCGGCAAGTCGTAGACGATGCCGAAATCCTTCAAGGATTCAACGTCGCACGAAGTCAGGAAAACGTTTTTCCACATCTTCTTGAGCAACAGCACAAGAAGGTACACAACTCCAGAGAATACCCTGGAAAGCACTTTCAGCACGCTCTTGCGCAAAACGGAATAAGCACCATAAAAAGCGGAAGAAACGCCGTTTTCGGCAATGCGCACAAGTTCATTTAGGCTGGGAAAAGTCATCAGGCAACCTCGCTCCACAATACATTGTACCGGTAATTTTCCACGGTACCGCCACGGGTAATATCGATTGACAGGTCAAGGCTTTCAGAACTCGCGACGGCGGAAACATCGATCTTTTCGGCAATGCCGTCATCGACAATCCACTTCAACGCTTCCTGGACGCTCTGGCGGGCGCGCAGTTCTACGTTCGGCACAGATTTTCCAGGAACAAGAGCCTGTAATTCGGCTCCCCAGGAGTCATCTTCGTTAGTAGACTCGCCCCACCAGCCATCGTCATGAAGTTCAGCCGTAAATTCACGGCCAGCAAGGCGAGAAATAGAGCCGATGGAAATAATAACGGCATTTTCAAGCGACTCACCGGTAAGCAAGTCGTTGCCATCGAAAGACAGGTCATAATACCCGTCATGCCTTCGCTGTAACATCAAGTCGCCCATATCGTAAATTTAATACCCATAGCAATAAAAAAGGATTTTTCGGGAACATCTTTTTAAGTGCCGGGAGTCGGCGGACTGGTAGGGCCGACAGCCGAAGCGTGCATGTGCCTGCTAAGGTGAACGGCAGGCGCGGCATCCACGAACTTACCGGCAGCATCGACGCACAGAGCGGCCACTTCTGCGGTAGCCATAACGCTCCCGACAACATTCACGTCGCCTTCGACGCGCACCGGCTGGCCAGTCTTGGATTTTATCACGATAGACCCGTCTTTTTTCAAAATTATGCTGGAACCAAACGAACTGTGCATGGCCACTTCGCCCTTTTCGAGCTGCACACCCATATCCTTGTCTTCGCCACGAGACGCAACCACAACACCGTTGTCGCGGGAACCGCCCACAAACAGGGCAACCGCACCCACGGTGCCCTTGGGCCTGCTGGTAAAGCCGTATTGCTGAAAAAAATCGACATCCTCGCGGGTTTCGTCAGCGAGTAACGAGATATTTACCTTGCCATCTTCGCACGCCTTGATTAGCGCACGGCCAACCATAAGGCGGATGCGGGCCTTTATCGGGTTCAGAAGGCGTTCGGTAATCATTTCTTCGCCTCGCTCGCATTCGTCTTTTGACGGATTCCGGCCCACGGATCCTCCTTGGATTTTTTAGACTTGCCCTTCTTCGCCGGCGGCTGAGTGTAATAATCACGACGTACAAGTTCCAGGTCAACGAACGAACCCGACGAATCGTAAGAGAGTTCGACTGTATTCACAAGCAGCGTCTGCACGATGTCGCCGAAGAAGGCCGGAATCAGGCAATCCACAAGGATTCCAGGACGCCAGATTTTACCGTCGTTTCGCTTCCATCCGGAAAGTCTCACATTCAGCGTCGTCGATTTCGCAGAACGGCTCTGGGCTTCGAAAGAAGCCCTCTTTTCGGCACCGTCGATATTGCCGTAGCCTTCATCGACTAGCACAAGGCATCGCGAACGATCGATTTCTCCATCGGAAGACTTTCCACGGCGCTTCGTCTTCGGGTCACTGGAACACAGCACCACATAGTCTGAATACCGCTCCGAATTGTCGAAGGTCACGTCGGCAGAAAGCACGTTCTCGCCCTGCCGCAAGAAATCCTCCACGGTCTCGAAATTGTCGTTCACGAAAGACACGTTACCGCATCCATCGGAAGTGCAGACCACATCCTTCTGCCTGCAAGCATCTGAAATAATATCCGCACCAGTGCAGCCCGGATCAGGGCAAAACTTCGTAACGCTACCGGGAGCGTTCACGCCATTCGAGAAAAACTTCAATCCGAACAAGCCACAAACATCGCCGACAATCTGCGCCACAGTCTTGTTCTTCCACGAACGGCCAAAATCTTCGAGCGAGCAGTCAACCAGGTCGCACGTCTTTTCTCTTCCGGAAACTTCTATCGAATGTTCACCCGGAGAAAAAGACGATGACAGCGAATCCACGAAACCATCCACAAGCAGTTCGCCATCCACCTCGATGCGCACTTCGTCGCCCGGAAAAAGCACGGGAGAATCCTGTTCATCAGCGACAAACTGCGAGAGAGAAAACCCGTTGCAGATTGTCGACAGCGAAAGTCCGACATTAACAGACTTCCACCCTCGCACAAGCATTCCATTTTTGAGCACTTTAATCATCGCAGATAACCCTCAACTTGTCGGAAGGTTTCACGAAAAGAGGATCCCGAATAGCGTTGCCGTCAAAAACGTCTTCAACCCTGTCAAGACTTCCATGAACGCCATAAACTATAGCGAGCAAGTTATTCGTCTGCACAAGCTCGATTTCAACCTCATACGGAATCTTGCTCAAGTTGTCGCGAAGGTTCTTGAGCGCAACCGCCTCAAGTTCCTGCGCGGTAACGTACAGCGAAGGATCCTCCGTTTCAGAAAGTACGAACTCGAAAGCGGCATGAATATCATCCTGGAAACGTTCGGCTTCGGATACGCTGGAAAACACGCAATCCACCAGACTTTCAGCAACGACAGAAGCGCCGGTCATGCGCATAAGCATAACAAGCGCGGCACGGTTCTCGACGGATTGCGAATCATAGACGCCGTCCTCGCCTATAGCGAAATACATCAGGTCGATGCAGTTCTGCACCTGTTCCTTTTCTTCGAAGTCTATTCCGGTAATTTCGGAACCCATCGTCACCAGCTGCTGGACCCGCTTCACATAGTCCTTGGGGGCACGCATTATAGTCTCGATATTTGACTTTATACGCCCGATTTCTTTGACAAACTCAGAAGCCTTCTGCAAATACTTTCTCGCGGAATACACGGCATCGACAGCCTTATACGACATATCGACAGCCCTTTCCATCACGGACTTGCTCTTGCCGTCAACGCTGAAGCTAGACGCAACGTTATCGGCGACAATCTTCCTCAATTCAGCAGCCTTCTGACGGGTTTTTCCCGGAAGGCTCACGACCGTATTCTTTTTCGAATAATCGCCTTCAGCAACGAACGTGACGGTGCCGGAAATGTATTCCTGGTAATTACCGTAAGAAAGATTTATGCCACCCTTGCAGCGTGCTTTAAACACCCCGAAATACGGATGAACAAGTTCACCAACACCTTCCTCGTTGCATACCCGCAGGAATTCGTCTTTCTTTATTTCAGCATCTTCGCCGACAAAGTAAACATTGAACGTGAAACTAGCCACATTGCCGCCAGTATCCTCGTTTACATGGCTATTCGAAAAAGGAATGCTGTTCGTCTGGACATTGCGACCGCCACCGGAAAATTCGGTAGTCTCGAAAAAGAACGGAACACCCTTGAACGAAGCGGCAATGCACTCGACGCTCTCGCCGCGAACCTGGATGCTTACTTTCTGCACGGTATCGATATACGCCACAAGTCACCGCCTTTAGAATGCCGGCTGCATGGAAGGCCCAAAAGCGGGTCCGCCGTAGTCTCGCCTGGAAATCGAAACGTTCTGCGGAACGTTGTTGAAGTTCACGTCAAAAACGCTCCGGGTATTATTGTTTATCGTCTTCGTAGAATTTACAGAAGCCTTCATCAAGTCAGAATTTTGCATTCCTGCAGTCAGGTCGCCCTTCATCAGTTCAGCATCGACACCGGAGAAATCAACCTTCCCACCGGCAGCGCTTCCCATGAATTTCAAGATCGAGCCAAGCAGAGGAATATTCGACAACGTGTTGCGCAGTCCGTCAAAACTCTTGTCGAGTTCCCTCACACAGAAAATCAGGTCGTCAAAAGTAATCGACTTTATCATGTCGAGATTATCATAGATCAGTTTCAACGTAGGCTTCCAGATTTCGAACGCGGTAAACGCCAGGCCAACAGGCCCGAGCATCCTTTTCACCGCAAAACCAAGCCCGCGAAACGCCATGCCAAGTTTTGGAATCTGCTTGCCGAAAAAACCGAAGAATTTCTTGCCGCCAAGCAAAATCTTACCGAACACACCCTTCAATTTCGGAAGCATGGAAAACACAACCTTCAACGGCATCCACAGCATCTTGCAGATACTCGCAATAGTCGCTGCAATCGGAGCGATAACGCTACCGACAACCACCGTAATGAGCGGCCACTTTACACCGAACCAATCGACAAACTTCCCGACAGCCTTCATCATGAAACCAAGAGCGGAAAGAACCTTAGGCATATTATCGGTAAAACTTTTTGCAAGGTCAGGAATAGAGTCAATGATCGGCTGCAACGCCTTCATGTACTTTTCCTTGTTCTTGACAAAATCGTTCGTCATCTTGTCGACAGTTTTTGTAAGCACCGGCAACAACTTGCCGCCAACGCTATTCATGAGCCCATCAACTGAACGGTGCATCTTTGCAAGCGCATCATTGTATTCTTCGCTCGCCTTCGCTTCAGCCTCGGTCATTATACCGAGCTTTTCCATTTCCTTGAACTGCGCACGGAGAGCTTCAGGGCCCTGGTTCAAGAGCTCGACCATCTTCGCGCCAGATTTCCCGAAAATCTCATTTGCCGCATAAAGTTTTTCGGCGGCAGAATACCCAACTTTCGAGAACCTGTTGCTCATCTCGATAATGAGTTGCTCGTTATCCTTCAGCGAACCGTCGGCATTCTTCACGTTGATTCCGAGAGCCTTGAACGCTGCGGACTGTTTCTTAACGCCGTTAGACGCGCCGACGGCGTTCACGGCCAGCCTGCGCATCGACTCCTGCATAGTTTCAATAGGCACGCCAGCAAGATCTGCCGCATGCCTGAACTTTTGCAGACTTTCAACAGAAAGCCCGAGTCTCCTGGAAGTCTTCGCCAGGTCATCGCCACGCAGGGCGACCTCATTCATCTTGTCAAGCCCGAAACGGAAAGCGCGGCCGACAAAATCGACAGCAAGGCCGATGTCACGGATACCCTTTACCGCCTTCGATGCGTTGTCACGCATCCCGGCAAAGCCTTCGCGCAAACCCTTGAAACCGCTCACGCGGTCAAGGCGTTTCAGCGAATGTTCGAGTTTCTTGATGGGCCCAAGCGCATGATGAAGGCGTTTTTCAAAAAGGAGAAAAGGCGCGGCAGTCTTGTCCACGATGCTGATAACTGTTTCCAAGCCTTTCGCCATCTCTATCTCCTATTTTTTCGCCTTCAGAAACTCGGTGCCCAGCCTAGCCCAGAAATTCATCTCGTCAAGCGTCATCCTGTACGCTTCTGAAGGCTGCACGCCAAGTTCAAATACAAGTGCGGCTAAATCTCCGGTCCATCCGTTTCCGGAAGACCGAAAAAAGGCGCAATGACCTCGTTCAGGGCGATACCGTCCTCGATAGGAATCTTAGCCACCTTAGGCATAGGCCATCCGGTAGCGCATGCGAGAATCGTTGCCACCTGGTCGCCGGTTCCCTTAGAGTTCATGACGCGAACCATGTCGCCGACATTAAACTCTTCCTTGAGTTCCACAGATTCAACAATTTCTTCGCCGTACTTGAACGACTTTTTGAATTTGTAAACCATATTTCAGCTCCTTATAAAAAAAACGTAAAAGCCCGAGGATGCGAGGATTTCTCCCCGCACCCAGGAGCTGATTTTAGGACACGATTTCAGTAGCGACATCGCCCGTGAACTCGAAGGAAACTTCGCCTTCGGATCCGGTTACAGTCGGGTCACCGGTGAACACGCAGTGAGGGAAACTCACCACCTTGCCGTTCGGGCATTCGAGAGTGATCGTAGCATCGTTCGTTTCGCGAAGCGCCGCGATGTCGAGTTCAGAAGTGTTCGTGGTTGTGCCGCTGATGCGGCTACCGGTCACTTCCTTCTTCGAACCGTGCATGAGCCCATCGGACCCGCGAAGCACGGTGCGCTTGGTTCCGCCGATGTCGTACTCAGGATCGCCCTTGAGCAAGAACATCCTGGAATCGATGTACATCTTGTGGACGCCGCCAACATCTTCAAATTGAGCCATCGTCGCACCTCCTTACTTGAACTGCATCAAGCTCTTGCAAACGAAGAGCTGGTCGATAAGGTCAGCCGGAATGAGGAAATTCAGCGCCTTGGAATCATCCGGGTCTCGTTCCACGACAACGTTAGCCTTGAACTCATCGAAGTTCTGCACAAGACCCTTGTCCATCCAGATCTTGTAGCGGGTAAGGATTTCGGCCTTGCCCTTCTTCGGGGTCATCACGATCTGGCCAGGACCGAACTCATTGCCGTCATCCGCGAGCTTCGCGTGCGGGTACTTACCGGCCATGTAGTTGTTCCAATCCCAGCGCAGGTAAGACAGCGTGTGCACGGTTTCGAGCTGCTGGTAACTCGTGTCGCTCGCACCCATGGCGTTCGTCTTGTAAGTCGTGACGGTGCGCTTCAGGTACACGGTACCGTCTTCACCGGCAGCGAGCATTGCGACGCCTGCACGCAGGATGTCGTTATTGCTGTCGAATCCGAGGCGGTCTTCGCGCTTCGGGGCAACAACACCCTTCACGGGCCAGTTGGAAAGCGGAACGGCCGGGTCGTTAAGCGCAGTAACCGCGATGGCACCCATCGCAGCAGCGGCGACTTCGCACGGAAGGCTCGGCGTGCTGGCAAGGCCAGGAATGCAGATGACCTGGGAATTGCGGGCATTGCCTGCGGTCATGGTGACGGTCTTGTTTCCGCCCACGCCGTAATAGAGCACGCCAGTCTGCTGAACGACAGCCGTCCAGCGTTCGTCAAACTTGTCCTTGATGTAGGCGACGTTACCCGTAGTGGCGTTGTCACCGGCACCGATGGCGATGGCGTTGAACCACGTACCTTCGATGAGGTTGCCGACGTTCGTCGCGTTAAATTCGGTATCGCCGGAACCGCCAGCGAGAGTCACGCTGCTCGCAGACGCAAACACGTCGATAGCGACGCCAGCCGGAGTCGTATCGCCAGCATTGAAGTTCAGGCACACGGAAATGTCGTTACCGGCAGTACCCTTGTTCTTCGCGGTAAGAGTTACCTTGTGCTCGTTACCGCTAGTGCCGACAGCGGCAGTCACGGGAAGGTTCGTGAGCGCGTTGACCTTCGCCACGACATTCGCAGCGATGGCCGTAGCGGCATCTTCTGCAGCGACAGCCACATTCACGGCCTGACCGCCAATCAAGAGACTGAGCGTGCCGTTTTCGGAAGCGGGACCGGTAAACGCAAGCACCTTGGAAGCGGCTGCGGAATTGCTTGCAGGGTCCTGCAAGGCGATGCAGTAGAGTTCCATGTACTTGGCGTTCTTGCGGAAAGCCTTGACCATGAGAGCAATCTGAGAACCAGCGCCAAACAAAGAATCGGCCTGGTCGTCGCTGGAAATCTGTGTAATTCCCGTCGGCGCGGAAGCCTTGGTCGCCTGGCCGATGAGAAGGTTCTTCCACGGCATCGGGCCCGGTTTCGCTGCAAGGGAATTGTCAAACTCGGTTGCAAAAATCGGGACAAGGTTGTTTGGCGGGATTTCTCGGAATTGGATAGACATCAATCATCCTCCTTGTTCTTTTTTGCGGCGGTGTAATTCTTCGCAGGCTCACGGGAAGGAGCGACTTCCACGAGCGCACCTTCTGACATGCAGCGTTCCACGAAGGAGTCAACCGCCACCAGTTCGCCTTCGGGAAAAATGTTACGTCCACGGGCAGGCAGGTAAACAGCAAGTCCGTCGGCGGGTTTCAAAAAAACTTTCTTAGGCATCGTCAACCTCGTCAAGAGTTTCACTTTCATCTGGATCCGGTTCGGGACCGGGTTCCGGTGCAGGTTCCTGCAATACCGTCGTGAACTCCATCTTGTTCCCGTCTCCGGGAGCGGCGACAAGCGTGTTGTTCGCCTTCTGGAAATCGTCAACAGCAATCTTCACCGGCATCGGAACGCCAAACATGGTCTCGAACGTTATGCGCTGCAAGCCACGGTCCTTCTCTCCAAGTTCAGAAAGGTTGTTCTCGACACTCGCAACAACAAACCGCTTGGTCATCCCTCCGAAGTAACCGCCTTGCGGCATTGGCTGCTGGAGCGCGTAGATGATTTCGGCGGTAGTATCGTCCAGAGAGTCGTTCACAGCACCGGATTCGCTCTGGCAGACTACATCCACCACGACATTTACCGACACTATGTATTCCTTCGGGCTGGTCCGCTTGTCGTCGAACTTGATCGAATCGGTATTCACGACAGCAAGTAAGCCTTCTTCCGGCCACACATCCTCGCGCCTCGCCTCGAAAACGTTATCTCCGATACCAGTAATTTCGGCATCCTTGATAGCCTTCACAACGGCATGGCGCAATTCCTTGATGGCAGAAAGCGTATTACTCACGCGGCACAGTCCTTCAGGTAATACACGACAACCCCATCCTTCGGGCTTTCAAAGTCCTTGGCGACAAGACGGCGTGCAGAATGAAATTCGTTGGCACTCAAAACAAAAACATCACCCTTCCTGGGTGCGCCACCCGGAACATCGGAGGCGGAAACAAAAAGGCGGGGATTGTGCGAAATCGCTTCGACGCTTCCGCCCAACCCTTCGCCATTCAAAGGCAGTTCATCGTAAAGCCCCTTCATCGCATAGGAGGAACCGCCACGCAAGAGCGTGACAGTCTCGCCGAAGTCATCCGTATTCAGGAAGACATTCTGCAAGTCATCCACCATCTGCGACTTGAAGGACACGATAAGAACTCCTTACGACACCGTGATGGTTGCAACGCCGGAAATCTGCTCGATGACCGGAAGCGGAGCGGAACGCACGCGGAGCCACTGCACCGGAGGATCCTTTTCGTACCAGGTATCGGCGGCAAATTCGCCTTCGAAGAAGCCGTTCTCGATGTCACCGGCAACGCCGTAGTGCAGCGTAGCCTGCATCGCGTCGGACAATACAACAACGCCGGAAGCCGGGATGATCTTCTGGGTTTGGTTGCTGGCATCCTTGAAGATTTCATCGTAGCGCCAAATACGGAGGCCACCGACGGTACCGACAAGACGGGCACCACGGCCAACGCGGAGGCTGACGGATGCCGAAATGTTTTCCAGGTTCTTGGTATCGAGCTGCTTCATGAAGAAATCATTCTTGAAGGCAGTGTCGGCAGCGGAAGAACCGAGAACCACGTCGGAAGCGGTCAGGCCAGAATCTTCGGCAATCTTCGTGGCAGCTTCTTCAAGGTCGGAAACGATCGCCTTGTAGTTCGAAGTGCTCCAAGACTTCGTGAGCTTGTGACTGGCGTCAAGACCGAGGTCGATGCTGTCAATCGTAGAGCCGTTGGCATCCTTGATGTTCACGACACCAGTGAAAAGTTCATCGGAAATAAGCTTTTCGATGGTACGGCGAACGCTGCCCTGGAGTTCACGCATGTCGCGGCCAGCCAGCATGGCGGCACGCTGCTGCGGATTCATGGCACTAGCCACGACCGGAGCTTCGCCCGGAGCACGCTTGAAAGCGTCAAAAGCGGTAGTGCGGCGCTTGAGAGCGATGTCGTAGCAGTGGACGTTGCGGGTATTGAAACCACCACGGTTGCTGACAGTAGCTTCCTGGCCGTCACGGATGAACGGAGCGAGCTTCTGCGTACCTTCCACGAAGTCGATCATCACGTCCTTCGTGTTGTGCGTCAGGGTCGTGAAGAAAGACGCGAGGAAACGGTTCGGCTCAAGGTTGTTGTTGATGGCAAGGGTGAGTTCCTTGGCATCAGTAATGTCGATAGTCGCCATTATTCACCTCCTTAAATGCAGGCTTTCGCGAAGATACCGATCTTGCGAAGAGCCACCTTGAAATTGTTGAGAGACATTCCGGACGCGAACTTGAGCGCGTCCTTGTTAAATTCGCCACAGAAGGCCACAGTCTTGAAGTCACCGGCTTCGGCATCTTCGAGAAGGATGGCTACAGGGGACTGGAGGGCGGAAGTAGCGGAACCGGTATCGGCAGCGTCGAAACGTTCGTCGCCGACATCTTCACCGACAACTTCAACAGCCAGGTCACCAGCGACCATTCCGGAATCGCCTGCAGTGAATTCGACTTCGAGGGCGTTGCCAGCCTTACCGGCAGCCTTCACTTCAAGAGTCAGCTTGCCGCTGGAATTGTCGGCGGTAACGATTGCCCCCGCACCAGTAGAGGCAGCGTTGATAGCAGCCTTGAGACCGGCGACTTCAGTGGCGAGAGTCGTGGAAGACGTAGTGTAGGAAACTTCCCTGCCGTCGATGGTAATCTTCACTTCTTCGGAAGCGACCGGAGTGCCGGTGAAAGTGATGGACTTCTTGGCCTTGACCGCAGAAGTAGCCACGCCGTAAGAGGCAAGGACAGTGCCCTTGTACTGCTTAGTCGCAATCATGACGTTGTCAGTCACCACGCGACCACCGACAACCAGGTTGTCATAGTTCGTTGCTTGAGATTCGTACATGTTGTACCTCGTTTACTTGTTGTTGAAACCCTTGGCGAAGGCATTCTTGATAGCCTCGCGTTCAGAGTCGTTGGAAGCCGCACCGCCGTGAACGGAGTTCTGAGCGGCAGCGCTGGCTTCGAGCGCGGCCACGGCACGTTCTTTTTCGGAATCAGCGTGAGCCTTGCTCTTTTCGAGCTCGGCACGAACGCTGGAAAGTTCTTCAGCCTGGGCCTTGATTTTTTCCTTGGCCTTGGCAAGCGCAAAAGTAGTCGCTTCGGCAACGGTATTGTCGCCATCGACGAAACCGGCCTTTTCCTCGCCGGAAATTTCGAGTCCGGCAAAGACTTCTTCGATGGAAGCGACGCGGGCCTTGTAATCGGCAACAGCCTGGGCCTTCACAGCTTCCATGTCAACAGCCTCGGGCTTTTCCGAGGTCTTAATGTTAGTAGCCATTGCGGCACCTCCATTTGAATTGAGTCCATTGAGTCTCATTTCCTCGCAAACGTCGTCAATGGACATTACTCCGTCTGCAAGGTTAGCGGCGACAGCCTTTTCGCCGATAAACACGCCGCCCTTGCCGTAATTGTCGCGCACATCTTCGGCAGTCGTACCACGGTTGCGTGCGACAGCCGCGATGAACACTTCGGCAAGGTCGTTCAATTCTTTCTTGATAAGTTTCAATCCCTTCGCATCGTCAGGATCCGGGGCCTTGTCCGGGCTCAAATCAGAAACGACGACTGTCGTCTTCATCAGGGATTCGTCAAATTTCGTAAACGCGCAGAGCACACCGATAGAACCGAGCGTGCCATTGCTTGCGGTATAGACCTTCTCGCAGCTGGACCCGAGCCAGTACGCGGCACTGCACATCATCCCGCCGGTGCGGGCAACGATACCGTAAGGTTTACTTCCACGGGCGTTAAAAATCTTGTCCGCCAAGTCAGCACAGCCACCGACTTCACCGCCGGGGCTGTTGATGTCGAACAGGATTCCCTTCACGTCATCGTCGGCCATGCACTTGTCAAAAGCGGCCTCGATGCTGTTGTAGGTATCTTCTCCGAACCAGTACGACATAAAGTCGCTACGGTAAGAGAGCGCACCATCAACGTGGATAATTGCGATACCATCTTCGCGAAGCGTAACATTGTTCACGAGGTCGATTTCGCCATCAGGCTTGCGCGAACCCTTCCAGTTTCCGTTTTCATCAAAAAACTTCACATTGGAAGAAGCAAGCACTTCGGCATCTTCCTTGCGGATAGCAAGGCGGGCAGAAAGGACCTGTTTCATGAAAGCATTCTTCTTCATACAAAACCTACTGCAATGAAGACTCCTCGGGGTCTTCGCTGGTAACACTGAAATTTTCGGTCTTCGATACGGAGCCAGGCTCGCCGATACCCAACTGCTTGCGCAGCGCGAGTTCCTTCGCGTGACCCTTGGCCGCAGTCTCGTATTCCCCGCCGTTGATCATCGCGCAGGCGGTGTCACGATCAATGTACTGTTCATCAACCTGGGTCTTGATGGCGTTCGTTTCCTTCTGCGGGTCAAGCAGGAAGGCGGCATCGCCAATCCAGCGACAGCTGCTCCACAGCATGCGCTTCACAGGGTCGGTAAAGAAACCTTCAGCCTCGATAACGCCGGTAAGCACAGCCTGCGACAGCCATTTTTCATAAACAGGCTGGCAGAAATCGGACACAAAATTGTGACGCATTCTTTCGAAAGTCTTGCGGCTTTCGAGAATCGCGGCACGGACCGCGTTGTAACTGCTGTTAAACTTGCGAAGAACCACCTCGAAGCTCACGCCACAAGCGGCGGCGGCTTCGGCGAAAATGCTTTCTACAAACGGCTGGTAGTTTACGTTCGGACGCTGCGGATTCAGACTCTGAATCTTCTGACCCTGAGCTAGAGACCAAACAGCACCGGGCTTCATTTCCAGCGACTGCTGGGCACCTGTAGCAAGAGAATGGCCGTTACCGTCCGTCTTTTCAGCGCGTTCCACCTCCGGAACGTTGCCATAAAGGTCTTCAACGTCATCCGGGTCGTTGTTTTCTAGCACGGCGGTAAAGCAGGCACTGATCACGGCTGCCATCAGTTCGGCATCCTGGTAACGTTCCTGCTGCTTGAGCTGCAAGATTACCGGAGCGAGAATCGGCACGCCGCGACGCTGGTCCGGGCGGTCGGCAGTAAAGATGTGGATAACGTTCGGGTTACCAAGCGCATCGAACGCAGGAACCTTCACGGAATCCACGAAATTCGTGTAGTTATCGATGCTCCACACAGGCTTCTGCGTGAAATGGTACGCAATCGGAGCGCCATTCTTGTTCACTTCGACGCCTTCGCAAAGAGCGTCGCTGTCCATGACCCCGAAAGGATTCTGGCAACGCTCGCCTTCGAGCAGCTTGATATTCAGGCCAAACGGTTCGATCTTCTTGTCGAAGCAGGCGAGCGCGAAGCAGTCGCCACCGAGAAGCGATGTCTTCAGCGCAAGGTCCTGCAACTGCGAAAAATCGTTCTTTCGTTCAGCATCGCACTTCTTAGACTTTGCCCAAAGTTCAAAAATATCGCGAGTCTTGTTCGCCCACGTTTCCGCTTCTTCCTGAGAGAGCCCGAGCATTTCCGGCTGCTTGAGAGTCGGGCGGGCCTTGATTCCGGTGCCGACGATATTCGTGTCGAAACTCGAAATCATCGCACGCGAGAACGTGTTATTCTGGAAAAGTTGGCGGGAACGCAGGCGAAGCGTGTCGAGGTCCGCTGCAATATCGCGGTCGGCAGATCCGTGAGGCGCGTAGAAAGCACGGAGAGCTTCCGTCACTACGGAAGCACCTTTCCAAGCAAGTCCACGAGAGCCAAACATCTATCAACCACCCTAATGCGGAATACTCGCAACGCAAAAAGCCTTGCCACGGCGTTTACCCTGTGCAGTAGCCAACCGCCCGAGCCACAAATCGAGCGTTTCTTGGCAATCTTTAACCTTCGCACGGTTAAGAGAACGCCCGCCAATAGAATAACTTTCGGCGTCCATCGCTTTTTCAAGCGCGGCTTGAGCCTTTTCAACCATTCTTTGGCAAAGTTCAACTGGGTAAATAGTGGCCATGCCTTGAAATTAGGATAAGAACATGGCAAAAAGTTCTAAAAAGGAACATCTTTTTTAAAGATTACTTTGCCGTCTTCAATGCTTTTTGATAAGCAGCCTCGAAATCGGACCTTATGTACTTCCTATAGAAAAACTCCACGATCTTCTGCCATCCCCAGCGAGGCGGCACATAAACCTTCGGATACATCGAGTAAAGCCATTCCAGCTTGCGGGTTCCCTTGATATGGCGGGCGATGTATTTCACTCCGGTTTTCCCGGTCAATTCAAACGGATTGTACTGCGAAGAACTCCTGGCGTGCGGCCTGCTTTCGGTCCGGGTTTTGCCATCGCGGAACCGCGTGCGACGGCCGCCCTTTTCGGCATCGGCAAGCAACGCCGACACATAGTAATTCTTCTTGATGGCACCCTTCGATGTCATGCCCTTCTCGACAACGGCATCCAGAGGAATCGGAACGGATTTGCCAGGTTTCGCAACCTTGTCGCCACCATATTCCTGTTTAACCATGAAAAGCTTGTCAAGATAGATGCGTGCGGCAGGAACCTTCTTGTCGGCCTTGTCAATTCTTATCAGGTTCGGCAATCCGCTGTTGCGCATCTTGAACTTTCGCGGATAATCCTTGATAAGCGCACGGCGGGCACGGAACGCATTGGCATTCACGGCCTCCTTCATCGCATAAGGCAACTGCTTTTCCTTTACGTCGCGAAAATCCTTCAAGAGCTTGTTCACGTTGCACGTCACGTGGAAATCCATCATAGTTTAACCCCTTGGTTCAATACCCTCATTCCCTGACGCGGCACACGACGCGCCGGGTTCCTTGTATAACTTACACCCGACGCGGCCATCTTGTCAACATCAACGCCTACAAGATTCAATGCGGCACGCGCATACACACGGCAGTCCAGCGGTTCATTTCGGTCATAGACCTTTTCGTAAGAATAGGTCAGGAATCCGCGACTCATGTGTGATTTTTTCACTTCCGATTCCGCAAGCTGCTTGAAATGTTCGCGGTCATAAATGTCCTTGTCGGGAAAATGGCAGTATCCAGGCCCCGGCTTGTCGTAGGTCAGCACGTTAAAAAACCAGTCCTTTACCGTATCGGTACCGACGGTAATGAGCTTCGCGTTTTCGGCAGCTGATTTTTTCGTGGAACCGGGCCTGCTTATTACCGGCTTGTTAGGCCCACGGGCACCGATGCTCGCATAAATTCGACGCCATTCACGGCGAGAACAGTAACGGTAGACCGCCGAAGTCTTGTGACCGCCAGAGTCCACGAGCGCGGCCGCGACATAGAGCGGCGTGCCGTCCGATTTCTTGTAATTCATGTTTATGAGGATGTCATCGAGCGTTTCCCACACGTCATCCTGGTCCGGATCGCCCGGAATTATCCAGTAGTCGATGCTCCAGCTTTCGAGTCCCTTTCCCCATCCCACGATTTCGCATTCCAGGCGGTCATCCTGGGTATCGACACCCGCAGTAAGTATCACCGCACCGTCAGGAACCTCGCAGCCGTAGTTCTCGCGCCTCAGCATCAGTTCGGTAAAGTCGTGCCGGACCTGGTTCTCTTCATCCCACGGCATACCCTCGACGTTATTCGTCCACACCTTGAGTTTCTGCGGGTCGCCCTTCGCTTCTATGAACTCCGTAACGGCCTCTTCCCAGGAATACCACCCGAGAGGGCTATAAAATGCGCTCAAATGATAACTCGGGTAAGCACCGTTCGGGTTGGTTGGTACCCACTGGCCCTGCGCCATCAGTTCGGTCTTTCGCCACTCCTGGTATTCGCCTTTGCAGTGCGGGCACCTCATTCGCACGGTCCACGACAAATTGTTGCCGTCCTCATCCTTGTCCCACACCAGATTTTTGAATTCCCACACGTGGAGTTCACCACAGTGCGGGCACGGCACGTTGTAATATCGCTGGTCGCCAAGCTTGAACTTTTTTGTGATGCGGCACTTGCCCTTGATGGTCGGCGTCGAGTTCCAAAAGCGCTTTCGCCTCGGAAAGTTTGTCGTTCTTCTCTTTACAAGGTCGCACGGGTCGCCTTCGCCGTTGCAGTCCAGCGGCCATCCGGATATTTCGTCGCAAAGAACAACCTGCAGGGGCTTCGAGCGCAGCTGCGAAGCGGATCCACCTGAACCGAGAAAGAAGATGCCACCCGGATACTCCTTGCAGCCGGCCGTGTCGCCGGTGAAATACTGGTCCATCTTCATGGCCGCGAACGTAGGTGCAAGACGTTGACGCTCGAAATCTGCGGCCGCATCGTCGGTAGTCTGGTAAAGGCCAATCGGGCACGGACTTTGCAGCATGTAGTAGAGAGCCGTGTTAATCATGCATTCCGTTCCGCCGATTTGCGAGCCTTTCATAAAGGCCACATCGCTGCAGGGACTCTGCGGGCTAAGCATGTCCATGATTTCGACCAGGTAAGGCGTGCGGTCATTAGTCCACTTGCCCTTCGAAGCGGAAGCCTCGCCTGCAAGCAGGCGGTTTTCCGCAGCCCACTGCGAAATAGTCTGATCCTTCGGCGGCGTAAGCCCCTGAATCAACCCGCCAAGGCAGAAATCCACGTTTCCTGTATAAGGCAGCGTGTTCTCGAATTTCTGCGCAACGGCAGTCGGTTCTGTCAGCTGTTCAGACATCAGTCTAAAAAGTTCTCCGGAGTGCGTCCGCTCAAGTCCTTGAGCACCGTAATCGATTCCTTGCGGATGATTTCGCCTATTTCGTGGTTAGAGTCCTTCATGGCCACGCGGAGCTTTTCAGCCTCGATTCCGGACATGCTTAACTGCTCCTGGATATGGCCAACAATCTTAGGAGCAAGCTGCACGTACATGTTCATGACCTTTTCCTGGATCATGGCTCCCATCTGGTAGGCCTTTAGGAACACCGTCTGCTTGTCGACAAGGCGGCCTTCAAGTTCGTCGGCCTTGAATTTTGCCACTCTAGCGTTGTGGAACTCTTTTTCGGCTCTCGAAACTTCGAATTCCTGACGTTCCTGCATTACCGCACCCAGGTCAACACCCTGGACGGGTGCCGAAACTGGCCTCGGTGCCTGCGGGTTCTCATTGCCAAGAATGTGCGCTGTCGCCTGCGCGTCGATATTGTCGTATCCGGCCGCCATCTGTCCGCGAGTAGGCGTCGTTACCTTGCTCCGATCCTTTTTGAGCGACCACTGCTGCGCCGAAACTACCTTGTGATAGCACTTTTCGCCGCGCGAATTCCGGAAAGTATCAATCCGCCCCTTGGCAGTCGCCTTCGAAACAGCAGCCCCGGACACGCCCATTTGCTTGGCGAACATGGCTCCGTTTTCCAGTTCATCATCGGAATAGGAATGTTGATGGCGCAAATAGTCCATTTTCTGTACCTCTTAACCAATTTTAACCCAAAAACAAGGAAAAAAGTTAATTTTGGTAACATCTAATTTTTGGCAGAAACCAGCCCGGACCGGCAGGCCCGTTAACCCACCCGAAAATCTCAAAAAATTGGCTCCAAAATCGCGCGCGCCCCCCCATTGG